TCGCAGCCGGTGAGGTGATCAAGCGTGGAGCCCCTAAGAAGGTGACACCAGACACGACACCAGCCGAGGTGGCTGCTTAATTGTCCGTGAGGGGTTGGGTTTTTCACCCACCCCTACGGGCTTTTTTATCACCAACATTATTACAATGAAAAAATTTATTATTGCGGTTGTATTGATCTCATTTTTTACATCATGTTCTGTGGAGATGAAGATCAGACGATTTAAGGCACCCAAACGCCAGGTCTGTATAGTAGGAGACCGTAGAGCGGTTTGGCAAAGGTAAGATTGTATCTTTACGTTAACTAAAAACATTAAATTATGATCAAATTATTTGGTTTTCAAGTGGATTTATTGCAATTTTTTACGGCGTTTTTGTTCGGAGTACGTACGGAGGGTGAACCCATCAATTTAGAGTACGGCGTTGAGCAACCGAAGCGCACTGTAAGGCCCCAGACGCAGCCAGACCAGTTCAAATGGATGAGTGATCTGAGGGTGAGTTCACTCCATGGGGTGCAACAAAGAGTTTATTATTAGAAAATAAATTTGGAGGTCAGAGTAATTTTTCGTATTTTTCCCACATAAATAAAATTTAAAAAATTAATTGTTATGAACAAGAAACCGTATTTTAGAGTAGAGTTAACAGAAGAAGACCAGATCCACGTAGAGTGTGATGGTTCGGGTCAAGAATTGATGAATTTGTTTGCAAACGTTATCAACGACAATCCTGATCTGGCTGAAGTGATCACTCTTGCTCTAATGGCTGTTTCCATGAGGAAAGATGAGGAAGCAGGTGTTGAGGGGTTAAGTGAAGATGATGTTCTTAACATGTTGGGTGGTGTGAAGCCAGTTGCGGAGGCGTAGGCTGGCGTAGTTCTTTAGTGTACATTTACGTTATAAATTAAAATTAAAATTATGGCTACAAGATCATTGATTGGGATTAATTTAGACAACGGGATTACTAAAATTGTTTACTGCCATTGGGATGGGTATCCATCTGGGGTGGGTCAGACGCTAATGGAAAATTACACTTCACCTACAAAAGTAGATGCGTTGTTGAGATTGGGTGATTTAAGTACACTGGCTTCAACTCCAGAACAATCAGTGGCTTACCACCGCGATAAGAAGGAACCGTGGGGGATGGTTGAACCCAGGGAAGTGAATACTAGTGAATTGGGTACCGTAGCCCAAGATTATGGGGTGGATTACGTGTACACTTATAACGATAATTTCGAATGGGATTGCTCCAGACTGAAGTATGCAGAAGGGGAGCTAGTACCAGTAAAGATAGTAGCCGACGTGGCTTAAAAACGGTTCATACTTTTAATTTTTAATGGTTAGAGGAGCTGGGTGTCTACCCGGCTCCCTCTTTCTATGCTTATGTGGCTGGTCAAGGCTAGCAGCGTACATTGATGTTATAAAATTAAAAGTTATGATTAAAATTATTAAGAACCTATACGGTTATTTGAGTTGTAAGTACTGTGGTAGAGATTGTGGATCGACTGGTTCAGGAATGTCTATTAACGGTATGTGTGAAAGATGTTATGAAAACGGAGGTGATGACGAATAGTTAAACCTAACGTGGCGGGGCAGAGTTCACTGCGTATATTTATAACGTAATTAAATTTAAAACGTATGAATATAAGCGCAGACACTCTCGCATTAATCCGCTCCGAAATTGGAGACTTCACAATATCACAGGTGGGTGGAAGGATCACACTCAGATTTGGCTTCTGGAAACGCGTCAACCTTTATCAACTTCAAGACATCCTAGGATCTCAAGCGATGGTGTTTGAGGACGAAATCGAGGATGACGATTGCCGAACCAGATGGAACTACAAGTTAGCTTAACGTGGTTGGGCAGGGCTCACATCGTATATTTACACCGTACTTAAAAATAAAAGTTATGAACAAAAAAGAAATCAAAAACGCGATTAACAAAGCAGCATATCAGTTTGCTGAGTCACTAGGTTACGAAGTGCATGATGATGGAATGGGTGGATCGGTTGCGTTCATCAAACCGGAAACAACAAATTCTGATGACACGATCGAGTGGAGCCGTAGTTACCATGATACATGCGTGTTGAATTGGGCTAGTGATGAGGCGAAAGCCGACGCCGACAAGATCGACATGCACATGGAGTCGATCATTGACGATCTTAAAGCTCAGTACGTTCCGAAAAAATAAGCGGAACGTGGCTGGTCAAAGCTATCTGCGTACATTTACGACGTACTTAAAATTAAACGTATGAACAGAATAAAAATGATGGCTCTATTGAGCGAAAAGTGGAAGGTGAAGTTCGTAAGAACGACTGAGGAGTTCAATGGTTCAACAGACGGCATCTGGATGTCTGGTGAGAACGGAGAGACAAACGGTGAAGGATTTGAGCTGTTCGATTATTATAATGAAAATTACGATCAGTATGAGTTCGGCGTTCACCACAGTATCAAGGAGTGGGCTGAAAGCAGAGGCTGGTACTTCGAGTGGAACGATCCAGGAACAATCATGTTGTGGAAGGATTAAAGCGAGGCGGGTCAAGACCCGCTTCATATATTTAACGTATAATAAAAATTAAAAATAAAAGTTATGAAGCAATTATTAGATCGCATTGGGTATTCAGTTGTAGGATTAATGGTATTATTATTCTTAGAAGGGATCGTCACATTAGGTAGTGCATTTAAATTCGAGACGTACAACTGGCTCGGGTACGTTGCACAAGCAATGCTCATTTACCTAGCCGTATGGCTCGCTAATAAAGCCTACGATGATGAAGCACCTAAGAAAAACCGTCCAACTACGTTCTAACGTGGTTGGTCATAGTTCGGTTCGTATATTCACGGTATAAAATTAATAAGTATGAAGCGTAAAAGCAAAACAAACGATCAAATGCTGATCGAGTTAATCAAGTCAAATACCCCGATGCAAAATGCATTATTAAGGGAACGTATAGTAACTATAATGAATGCTACAGTGGATAGCATCACCAACACCCCTGAGAGTTGGAGCAACGGGATAATCCATCCAGGATTGTATCTCGAGTTAAACGATAACGTGAACGAGAAAATCGGCTTTCAACTTAACAGTTAAGCGGGGCGGGGCAAAGCCCCGTTCGTATATTTACGTCGTAATAAAAAATAAAATATGAGCATGTTAAAATTCAATGACGGTGAAACGTTTGATTTAAGTGGGCCATTACGTTTAGAAAGACGAAAAGATGGACTGTATGTGGTGGGTGAAAACAGAATGATGGCTGTAAATGACGCTCTTGAAGGTAAGAAATACATTGAATTCACTAACTACCAACTCGCTCAAATGAGAAAGTGGGATGAGATTGACTTCAGAAACGACGATAGATTATAAATCATTAAACTAATAAAAGTATGTTAACGAAACGAATGAACGATTTAGAAAGACAAGCAGACGCGATTGAAGAAGCTGCAGTCAATAAGCAAATTAAGGATACAATCGATGTGAACACCTTAATGAACATGAACGATATGTATTACGTAGGCAACCTAGTGGATGTAGATGGTAATGGGTGGGTGACTAAAGCTGAAGCGCAAGCGATATTAAATGAAATAAGCTAATAATCAGCCATTAAATAAGCTATATAAACGATTATCAAGTACTAACCAATAAAGATATAATAAGATGAAAGTATTAATTAATAATAGTTGGATCGAGCTATCAGTATTTACGGGTATAATGTTCGGTATCGCTGAGGCCGAGGGTGAATTACTTATTATGGTGGGTCCGTTTGCCGTGATTATTAAGGCGCGGAAGTTTAAAAAACGCAACCGTAAGAAGCACCCGAACGAGCTGTAACGGGCACCCGGGCAACCGGGCACTCGGGCGCGTGACCGAAAAACCCTTATAGACGGTATCGAGACGATAGCGGTACAATAGCGGTTTGATAGCGAAGTGCTCCCACGGTAATTGCGGTCAATCGACGGGCCGTAGGCAACGCAAAAAAGCTATGGGTATTCTCAACACAAACACTATAAACATGGGCCGACAGGTATATACGAATATATTTGGCTCCAAATCGCGATTCTAATTTCCGAAAATACCCCTTTGTCCCACATTTGCAAATCCCCAAAAAGAGGTCTTGAACAAAACTCGTTTCAAGTGGCAAGGTATATACGTTATATTCACCTCAAATGTTAAACCATTAGCCATGATACGCCTCACCCACGATGAAGCCAAACAATACCGTCAATTAAATCCAGACACCGATTTCAAGTACCACATGAAGTCTGCTATCGGTTACACCCTTACCCCCGATACAAATAATCCAGGCTGGGAGTCCATCACATATTATGGTGCTAGTTGGATCGATCCTACTCTTACCCCACACAATCCTCATTACGTTTACGTTCTTTGTAACCCATCTATGCCGGGTATATGTAAGATTGGGTATACGACGACAACTGTTTATGATCGCGTTCGCCAGCTTAATTTAGCTACGGGTGTGATTACACCATGGTATCCTGTATTTGCATATAAGTGTCCTAACGGCCGTATGTTAGAGAGTGAAGTTCATAATGAACTCGAGAAATTAGGCGCACGGATCAACAAAAAACGTGAGGGTTTCTATATGTCGTCTGATGATGCGCGTAAAATTATTGAAAAATTAGGTTCTAAATATCAAAATCAATTGAATGAAAAAGATTAATTTATTAATGGTTATTATTACTTGGGTATTTGCTCACGTATTAGTTTATAACACCCACCACTATTTAGTGGAAATTTATGGTCATTATATCCATTTTATGTTAGCTGTATTTTTACTTGCGGTATATGTTCACTATCGTTTGTTTAATCATATGATCTCTAAAATTTCCACATATTTATAGTATATACGGATAGTTGTAGGGTAGTGGCTCTCAAACGGTTTTGACCAAGGAGAGTTACGTCTTATTTAAACTATTTATATTTATTGATAGCATGGCAATTTATAAAGTAAAAGCAGAAGATAAAGCAGCGTTGTTAAATCGTTTAGAAAGACTAAACGTTAATATCAACTCAAACGATTTGAAAAATAAATCTGCATTCCAAAACGGAACTGTTGTAAATTATTTTGAATTGTCTGTTAACGATCCTGAACAAGAAGAAAAAATTAACTCTATATTAAACCAATCACCCGCAATAAATAAAATAAGCGAAATGGAAAACAAGAAAAAAATGACTAAAGACGAATTAAAAGAAATGGTTCGTCAAGAATTGCAAGCTGTATTAGCTGAAAAGAAGAAAGTTAAAGACGAAGATAAAAAAGAAAAAATTGATGAGAATGAAGATGTAAGTGAAAGTTTACTTGCTGATGCTGCTCCAATTTTAGCTACTTTACTTGGTGTAGGTGGTACTTTAGCAGCTTCAATCATTGCTGACTTAAGAAAAGCAAAAACTCCAGAAGAAAAGAAACAAGTATTACAAAGCGTTGCTAACCAAATCAGCAAATCTAAAGGTTTCTAATAACTCCTAGGTAAATTTATAATTATCGAGCGGCTTGTGAAAACAAGTCGCTCTTTCTTTGGCTACACCATTTTCCGTTCGTACATTGAGTATTAAAAATAATAAAATAATGAGATACAAAGATCTACTATTACAAAAAGTTGAGCAGTTGGACATCATGATTAACAACTTGAACCTACTTGCTAGAGAAGGACAAATCAATGATGGTCACTTCGAACAACTAAAAGACCAAATTGAGGAAATTCGTTATCAAATTTCATTAGAAAACGAAGACTAATATATGTTAAGTCAAGAATGGCAGGGCATATTACATTGGGTTAAAACAGAATTAAATGAGCCTCAACGCACTCAACTTCTTACGTTATGTGAGAAGTTTGAGGCGACCCAATTACCTAAGAAAACTTTTTTTAAACTCGAGACGGAAGCCAAACCAAAGCGTCAATCTAAAAGAGATATACAGAATAAACTTATATCGGAAAACCCCAACGCAGATAATTTACAAAATATTTTAAAAGGATTTTAATATGGAAATAATAATAGGAATATTAGGATTTATAATTATAGTTCTAGGTTTTACAACTTGGAATCTATTAATGAAGAATGAAAAAGCAGAAGATTTAATTAATGAACAAGATACGTTAATTAATGATTTAACTTCTAGTGTAATTAAAATAGATGAAGTTATTACACAATTAGACTCATCAGGTGCATTTGAAAACGATGATGAAATAGGAACATTTTTTGAACAAATAAAAAGTATGAGAGATACTTTATTAAACAATTTAGATAAAAAAGTAGAAAATAATGTATAACGGATATTACGATAATGATAATTTCGATGCTGCTAAGTTTTTAGATGAACAGATGGGTCCTGCTTTAACTAAGAAAGGAAACGTACGTAAACGTAAACCAAAGCAACCTAGAATATATTTTACAGAGGATACAGAAAATGCGATTGTTGAATACTTATCACATACTGATCAAGATATTCGTAATAAAATATATAATACCCGTATTGCATATGGTTTTTATAAATTAGCAGAAAATATTATCCATACATTTAAGTTTTATTATACTGATATGGATACGATTGAAGATCTAAAACATGAAGTAGTAGCATTTCTTCTTGAGAAACTCCACCTATATAACCAAGATAAAGGTAAAGCATATTCATATTTCGGTACTATTGCTAAACGTTATTTAATAGTTTACAACCAGAACAACTATAAGAAACTACAAGAAAAAGTAAATATGGACGAAGTAAACGATGAAAATGATATGTTCGTCGATAATAACATAGGTTTAGATGAGGAGAAGAATGAGCTTAATATGTTTTTAGATCAATATGTTGCTTACATTGATAAGCACATTTATACTATATTTCCTAAACAACACGATGCACGAACAGCGGATGCTATTATTGAATTATTCCGTAAGAGAGAAAATTTAGAAATATTCAATAAAAAAGCATTATACATTTATATTCGTGAAATTACAGATGTTGATACACCTCAAATTACTAAGATCATTAAAAAATTAGATACAATACGTCTTAAATTATTTAGTGAATTTTATGAACATGGATATATCAAAATGTAACCTTTATTTTTTTCATATTTATACGTAAATAACACATAAATATCATGGAAAATTTCAACCAAGTCATATTTGGTAAAAAAACTTTCTCGGATTTATTGCAGGATATATATAAGACTACGAAAAAAACTGAGGATAGAATCGAAGAGCTAATCATGGCTCTTAAACCATTCATCAATACTCCAGCAGATGCTGTGATGATTGTTCCACTTATTAAGGAATATCTGGACGTTCAGGTAAAAAATAATGATCATTTAGTAAGAATGGCATCTGTTGTTCAGAGAGCCATGACTAACAGCGCTTCTGCTGGTAGTAGTGACTTATTAATTTCTGAAGAAGAAAAAGAACAATTATTACTTGAAGTTAAGAAAATGGGGGATGAAACAAAACAATTAGAACATATTGATACTAATGCTACTAAAATATTAGAAAATGGCAATTAAGTATGGTTTATCATCTATAACAAAATCACCTACAACATCATCATCTTCTCCCTTTAAATTTAAGGTTGGGAAGGTGTTTGCTACTGTTATGGATGAAAAAACTCCTTCTAAAAAGGTTTTTGATGAATGTGGGGGTTGGCAGGGAATAGGTACTGTTTTATTTAAACCTTATAATAGTAGTAGGAACGAAGATAATTATATTGAAAACCAAACAAGCAAAACTGTATTAGGTTATTCAAAAGCTAAACCTCTTTTTCCAAATCAAAAATATTATCCTTTAAAAGGAGAATTAATCTTAATATTTTCTTTACCTTCAATAAACACACAAACAACAGATTCAAGTTCAACTCCATCATATTATTATATTACAAATATAAATTTATGGGGTAATAATCATCAAAATGCTCAAACAGCAGATCCAGAAGCTCCTTTAGGTTTAGGTTTTGAGGAAAATCAATCTATTGAATCAATTTTACCTTTTGAAGGTGATTATATACTTGAGGGAAGATTTGGAAATACTTTAAGATTTGGTTCTACGAATAAAATTAATACAGGAGAAAATTTTTGGAGTGATAGTGGAAAAAATGGTGATCCTATTACTATTTTAGCTAATGGTCATAGTTTTGGCAGTGGTACGTTATATGTTGAAGATATTAATAAAGATGCTTCTGCTTTGTATTTAACATCTACTCAAAAGGTTCCATTAGAGGTATCTAAGACAAAATTAAATCCTCTTTCTACAACGACCCTACCAAACAAATATTTAGAAGGTTCTCAAGCAATTCTAACATCTGATAGAGTTATTATAAATTCTAAAAAAGAAAATGTTTTAGTATTTGCTCAAAATAATATTGAATTATATACAAAAAATACTATTAGTTTAGATGCTGATGATAAATTTGTAATTAATTCACCTACTATTTTATTAGGATTAAATGGTAGCTCAGTCCCTGAAGAACCAGTACTATTAGGTAATGAAACTATTAAATTATTAAACTCATTACTTACAAGTTTATCTTCATTTAGTACTATATGCTCTTCAGCATTAAATGGATCTAAAGGTAGTCCTATAACTCAACTTAATACTGCCGCCAGAGGGTTAAAAGAATCAGTAGATAATTTAATCCCTAAATTAGAAAAAATTAAATCACAGAAAGTAAGAGTAGCAAAATAATGTCTAATACAATCAACATATCAGGGTTAGCATCTAATGCATCAGCCGCTAAAAATAAATTAGAATCTCTTAAAAATATAAATGTAGAGAAATTAGCAAAAGATAAGCTAAAACAACTAACAACAAGCCCTATTCAACGTATTTTAAACGATATTGAAGAAGCTAAAAGTAAAGTTGAAACTTTAAAAACAGATACTTTTGGTAAATTTGCAGATTTAGATAAACGTATTGAGAATAAGTCAATTACTAGGGAAGAGGCTGATAGGATTAAGCAAATTGTACAAGGTAATTTTGATAAGGAACAAGAAGAATTACAAGATTTTATAGCTGATAAAACAGAGGATTATCAAAAATTAATTAGTAATAGTAAAGAAGCAATTAATGCTAAATTAAAATTAGCAGATGAAAAAATTAAAGGTATTTTAAGGAAAAGTCATAAAAGAGTTAAAGGCAAAAATGCTAAAATAATAAAAGATTTATTAAGAGGAGCATTAAATGCCGCTAAAAAGAATCCTGTTCCTATAATCATGGCTTCTTTAACTATAACTTGTCAACTAGTTTCAGTAAGAAATAAAAGAATTGAAGAATTAGTTGATAATGTTAATAGTGTTATTGATAATATTCAATCTAAAGAAGACGTTAAAAAAGCAACTTTATTAAGAAATAATGCTATTAGAATTATAAATGAAAATGAAGCTAAAATTAATTCAATAAAGAGTATTTTAGAAAGAATTTCACTTATATTATCTATATTAGATATCATATTAGTATTAGCTGATGTACTTTTACCATTACCAACACCCCCAGGACCTTTACCTGATATTGTAACCCCAGCTAAAGAAAAATTTAGAAAAAAATATGAATTAGCTGTTGAAATATTAACTGGGTTATTAGCTGCTATTTCTATTATAAGATTATTATTAGACAGAATTATTGAAGAATTAGAAGAACAAAAAGAAAGACTTAAAGAAATTGATAAATTTTTTGACGAGCCTTCAAATCTATCGGCATTTGATAGAACTGATTTAGATGCAGTTTTACAAACATTATCACCATCAGGAAACTTAGGTACTATAGATTCGGGTTATAAAGGATTTACATTTGCTATAAAAGAAGAAAACGATTCAAGATTCGTCGTGGCTGGAAATTCTCGTCGTTATGCGGTTGCTTTAAATCGAGATAAGAATGAAGTATTACAATCTCAACGTTCTTTTACACTAGACCCTGACATTCTTATTGAAGAACTTAAATTAATCATAGATCAACAAAATCTTAAAGCTTAATATTTATTATTATGGATGCTAAACAATTCAAATCAGTTATTAAAGAAGCAGTTCGCGAAGCAGTTCGTGAAGAAATTGGCTTAATGTTATTGGAACAATTAAAAAGTGGAAATGCTGTACAAAGTAAACCACTTACTGAAAATCGTTCATTATCATTTGATAGTGGGGATGTTCATAGTGTTGGAATGAGATCACAAGTTGGTAACAAAATGGCAGAAATGTTCGGAATGCCAGCAGGTGCTAAACCTCAATCAAAAAACCTACAAGTAGATCCAAATAGTGATAACCCATTTGCTGCTTTTATTAATGATACTGCTAATAACCTTAGTCCTCAAGAAATGAGACAAATGTTACAATCACAAGGATAATGCCTACACCAAGAATATATCGTGTTGATCCTAGAGATTTGCAAAAAAATATTGCAATTGGTCTTAGTATTCCTTTTAATAAGTTCTCTGCTTTTAAAAGCACGTATAGTACTAAAGAACAGGTAAAATATAATTTAATTAATCTTTTATTAACTAATAAAGGTGAAAGAGTTGAAAATCCTGAATTTGGTTGTGATATTAAAAAGTCTATATTTGATTTTATCAACACGGATAATATTAATAAAATTAATAATAACATAAGGGTTGGTGTACAAACATTTATACCTGAAATAAATTTAGAAAACGTAATCATTACCCCTGAACCAGATCAAAACTATGTAAATGTAAAAGTTGAATATAGTATGAGAATATCAGGAGAAGCGGATGAAATACAAATTAACTTTGAATAATGTCTGAAACAAAAAACATATCGTATTTAAACAAAAGTTTTAGTGATTTTAAATCAACTTTGATTAATCATGCTAAGACTTATTTCCCTACAGTACATAATGATTTTTCAGATGCATCACCAGGAATGATGTTTATTGAAATGGCTTCTTATGTAGGAGACGTTTTATCTTTTTATCTAGACACTCAATTCCAAGAAAATTTACTCTTATACACAAAAGAAAAAAGCAATGCTTTATCTTTAGCTTATGCTTTGGGGTATAGACCTAAAATGTCATATGCTTCATATGTTGATTTACAAATGTCTCAAAGAGTACCTTTGATTACAAATTTATTAAACAATACACAAATTCCAGATAGTAATTATTATATGATAATTCCTGAGAATAGTGTTGTTGAAAGTATAAATGGTGTAAAATTTTTAACTACTGAATTGGTTGATTTTTCTAAAGAAGAAAATAGAACTATATTCTTTGAAAACACAGGATTTGCTAGAGTTACAAAAACCGTAAAAGCAATCTCAGCAGAAATTAAAACAACTACTGTTGATTTTGGACAAACCCCACAAAAATTCACAAGTACTACTATATCTGATAATCGAATATTAAATATATTACAAGTAACCGATAGTACAAATGGAATTTGGTATGAAGTACCATATTTAGCGCAACAAGGTATCCCACAAAGAGCAACAAACCCAACTTATAATACAGATTCTATTCCGTATTTATTAAGTTATATAGAATCACCTAAAAGATTTGTTACTAGATTTAAAGAAAATGGCGATTTAGAATTACAATTTGGAGCAGGTATTAATTCATCTTCAGATTCTTCTATATTACCTAATCCAAATAATTTAAGTATTGGTATAGATGCTAACGTATATGACCCAGCTAATTCATTTAATAAAGCAACCGTAGTAACTACTAGAGAATATGGATTAGCACCAACAGGTGTTTTAACTATAAAATATCTTGTAGGTGGTGGTGTTGCTTCTAATATTTCATCTAATGAAATCGTAAATAGAAAGTTTAATTTAGCTGATATTACTTTTAATGGTAATGTAACATCTCCACAAAACACTGATATTTTTAATAGTATGATTATAACTAATCCTGAACCTGCGGTTGGGGGTAGAGATGAAGATACTGTTGAAGAAATTAGACAAAATACCCTTTATTCATTCTCTTCTCAAAATAGAGTAGTAACTAAAGAAGATTACATTAATAGAGTACTTAGCATGCCTAGTCATTTTGGTTCTGTAGCTAAAGTATATGCAATTAATGATTTTGCTCTATCTCAAAATTCAGGAAATGATCGTTTATTAGATAATAACCCACTATCTATTAGTTTATATACTTTAGGATATAACGCTAATAAACAATTAATCATGCCATCTTCTGTATTAAAAAATAACATTAAAAATTATTTATCACAGTATAGAATGGCCACTGATGCTATTAATATTAAAAATGCTTATTATCTTAATATAGGTATTAATTTTGATATTTCTGTTTTACCAACGTTTAATAATAAAGAAGTATTAAGTAATTGTATAAAAGCATTAAAAGATAAATTTAGCATTGAAAATATGCAAATAAATAAACCATTAGTTATATCTGATGTAAATTCAACTTTATTACAAGTTAGAGGAGTTCAATCAATATCTAAGGTTGAAATTGTAAATAAATCTGGAGGTAATTATTCTCCATATAGCTATGATATTAATGGTGCTATTAGAAATAATATATTGTATCCTTCATTAGACCCATCTATATTTGAAATCAGATTCCCAGATATAGATATACAAGGAAGAATTGTAACTTTATAAATTAAATAAAATATGAACCTAGAAAAATTAAAAGGACACATTCCCGAGGCGGTCATAGCCCAAATTCCAGGAGTTATGGAAAAATTCCAAATAAATACTCCATTAAGATTAGCTCATTTCTTAGCACAATGTGGTCATGAATCAGGTGGATTTAGACTAACAAAAGAAAATTTGAATTACAGTGCTAAAGGATTAACAAACACATTTAGAAAATATTTTCCAACAGAAGCATCAGCTGCGGCATATGCTAGAAAACCTGAAAAAATTGCTAACAAGGTTTACGGTAATAGAATGGGTAATGGACCTGAATCTTCTGGTGATGGTGCTAAATTCTGTGGCCGTGGTTATATTCAATTAACAGGAAAAGACAATTATACTGCATTTGGTAAATCTATTAATGAAGACTTAATATCAGACCCAACAGTAGTAGCAGGAAAATATGCTTTACTATCAGCTGCATGGTTCTTCAGTAAAAATGGTTTACATAAATTAGCAGATGGTGGTGCAACTGATGCAGTTGTTACACAAATCACTAAGCGTGTTAACGGTGGAACTATTGGATTAGCAGATAGAATTAAACACTTTAAAGAATATCATGCATTATTAGCATAATATTTTAAATAACACATAATTAAATAGGAGTTTCCGGTTGCTATATTTATATGTAGCATAACCGGAAACTCTTTTACATGGCCGTATATAAATTATTCCCTGAAAAGGACGCAACAATTTTCTCATATTACCCTGCAGTTAATACAGGGATAGACGAGATTCTAGAAATTAGCACATTTGAAAGTGCATTCACAAATACAAGAGAATCTTCTAGAGCTCTTATTAAATTTTCAACAAGTGAAATAAGTGATATTATTTCAAATAAAGTGTCTGGAAGTAATTACAAAGCATATCTAAAACTATATTTAGCAAATGCTTCTGAAATCCCAGCAGATTATAGAATAATGTGTCACCCTATTTCAGGATCTTGGGATGTTGGTACAGGTCGTTTAGCAAATTCTCCATCTACAACAGATGGTGTAAGTTGGAGTAATAAAACTGTAGTAAACACTTGGATAAGTGGAGGTGGTGATTGGCATACAACCCCAACATCTTCTCAATCATTTACTAATAGTGATGAAAAAGACATTGAAATAGATGTTACATCAACTGTAGCTGCGTTTTATGCTTATGAAACAAATCCATTTGCTTCTGTAAAAATACAAAATGAGGGTTTTATATTAAAACATTCAAGTAGTATAGAATTTTCAACAGGAAGTTCACCATTCGAGTTAAAATATTTTTCATCAGATACTCATACTATTTATCCTCCTTGTTTGGAAATTAGATGGAATGATAGTACATTCGTTACTGGTAGTTTAACTGTAACTAATAATCATAAAGCTGTTGTTTCTTTAAAGAATAACAAATCTGAATTTCAACAAGATTCGGTTAATAAATTTAGATTAGGAGTTAGAGATCAATATCCACCAAGAACATTTAATACTAACCAATTGTATATAACTGGGTCTAAGTTATTACCTAGTTCATCATATTGGGCTATTAAAGATTTAGATACAGATGAATGGGTAGTTGATTTTGATACTAATTATACTAAAATAAGTGCTGATCCTACTTCAAGTTTCTTTACAGTTCATATGAATGGATTACAACCTGAAAGGTTCTACAAGATTTTGATTAAATCAGTAATTGATGGTTCAACTATTGTATTTGATGAAGATTATATTTTTAAAGTAATTAGATAATGGCTAATATAAAAGTTGATAAAACTATTTTAGGAAGGAATGAAAGTGTATTAGACACAAATTTTAGTTTTTTTTCTAGAATTAATGCGACTCCTGATTTTAATATTGAAGATTTTTTTCAATTGTATGAGGAGTTATTTTATCAAATTCCTAAAGAAGATGAAGTTGAATCTCATAGATATATTTTAAATAAAGAAGCCGAATATTTGGGAGTTAAATTAGCTGATGATTTAGATATTCAAGCATTGCTTGATGAAATTACTTCTTTAAGACAACAACTTTTAGAAGCAAAAACAATTATTACGGATTACACAAATAATAAAAAATAATGGCTGAAATAAGGATCATAGGGAATATTAATAGTACTACTCAAACAAATAGATTTGATGAGAAAGATATTGCTTTACTAGGCCAAAATATTATTGCAAATAATTTTGGATTAGCAAATGATTATATAGAATACCATATTACTGATGCTTTAGATAAGATTTTATCCCAATCTTATTCCTATCTATCATACAAATCTCCCTCAGATGTCGCTTTAAATTTAGATGGTACTTATTCTTCTTTAGAAATAGATCCTGTAGAAGATTTAAAACAACAATATAATAATGGTGAATTTCGAGTAATATATAACTTTTTTAGAAATAAAATAGGAACACCAGTTTCACCGCTTTTTATTAAAGAAATATCTGATGATAGAACAGAAATTAGAGTAGGTTCTACTTTTTTAAATAATGATTTAATAAAAGAACAAACAGATATTTTAATTAATGAGATTAATAATACTCCTTATTTAAAGTACTATTTAGCAAACTTTAGTAGAAATAATACACCTGTTATTATCAATATTGATCTAGATACAACAGAAGACACATTCTATATCTTAATCAAATTCTACAAACCACTCTCAGAAAGTATTTCTATAAAAGATACTTTTTGGATTGTAGATGAAATTATTGATAGTTATAATTTTAATATTAACTTAGATAGATTACTAATATTAGATGCAGCTCCTACTATTAAAGGACCTAATTTTAGTGTTAAAGTAGATTTTAATAATTTAAGTACACCTTACCATAATTACAATAGTTTAGTTAATCAATTAACAGGTTCTAATCATAATTTTATTAATCAGTATTTAGAAGGATCTATTGATCTTAATACAGACTATACAAATTTTGATGATTTTATTAGATTTAGTTCAGCCGAGAGTAGAATTTCAAATTTTGTAAGTAAAGTTACTACAATTCAGAATTATGAAATTACATCATCAATTGTAAGTTCTAGTAATTTAGCAAATAAAGCAACCGAATTAGCATATTATTCATCAAGTATTAATTCAATTATTACTGGATTTGATGGGTATGAAAAATATATGTATTTTGAATCAAGCTCATACGCTTATCCAAAAACAACAAGTACAAAGCCTTTTATTTTACAACCAGTAACATCATCTGTTGTTACTAACTGGTATAATAATAGAATAATAGCAGCACAAGATTATGATTTAGATAATCAAGACCATTTAATACAATTAATTCCTAGCTATCTTCTTGAAGATCCAGAAAATACTCCATACTTAACATTTGTTAATATGATGGGTCAGTATTTTGATAATATATGGATTTATTTAAAATCAGTAACCGATTTATATAAGAACGAGAATAATCTTGAAGAAGGTATATCTAAAGATATTGTATTCCATGCTTTACAATCATTAGGAGTTCATTTATATAATAGTAAAGCAGATGTAGATTTAGATTTAGCTTTATTGGGAGCTAATAGTGGAAGTATTGGTAATTTAAACAATATTCCTAAAAAAGATTTAGTTGCTGAAGTATATAAAAGAATATATCATAATATTCCTTTACTATTTAGCTCAAAGGGTAGTAATAAAGGATTAGATCATTTAGTTAATATATTTGGTATTACAGGTAGTATTTTACCTATTAAAGAATATGGTGGTAATACTAAACAAAATACATTACTAGATAGTAATAATGATAAAATTAGAGTTATCTCTACTCAAATTACAGGAAGTGTTTTATCTCCTTATGTACGTCTTGAAGAAGAATCAACTAATATCACATTAGTTAGATCAACTGATTATCACAAGATTGATATTTCATTCTCACCTCAAAATGAAATAGATAACGTTTTATCATCATCTATTTCTTCTGTTATTTCTAACTTTGAGATTGACAACTATGTTGGTGATCCTCGATTTGAACTTAGTGGAAGTTATCCTACATTAAATACTTTAAGACAATCTCATATAACTTCAAGTTTTACAACAGAGTTTGATTATGCTGGTTTTATTGGGTTAATTAAATTTTTTGATAATTCTTTATTTAAAATGTTGAAGGATTATGTACCTGGAAGATCTACGTTATTAACCGGTATTACTATTCGTCCACAAAATTTAGAAAGAATTAAGTTTAAAAGATTACAACCTAATATTACTAATCAAACAATACATGAAGCAAATTATAATGGGCCTATAATTACTGAGGATAATGATTATTTATATAGTTTATTGCCTGGTAATAGAGAAGCATTTTATAGTGGAGAATTAAGTGGAAGTTGGCCTGATATTAATGAATATTTTGAAGATTCAAACCCAAATCCATTCTTAGTTACAACAACTTCAAGTTCATATGAATTTGAACGTACTGATTTTAATGTTACTTTAAATAATTCTCTTATAAGTAGACCTTCAACTAAAGTTCAAAAATTAACTCCAATATATTCTTATAATGTAAGTGGTGTTTTACAACAAAGTTCTGAAATTCAAGTTCAAACAGATGTTCAAGATAGTAATGAATCTTTAAAATCATTTGAACGTTCTAGACATGCTGGGGTTAAATTAACAGGTGCAACATATAACGATTATACTGATGGAGATATATCATTTGGTAAAACTGCTGTTATAAATAATCAAGTTAGAAAATTAGGTTTATTTTCTGAAGTAGTTAAAAGTAAATTTTTACCAAATAGAAATAATGTAGTAACTAAGTATCTTGTAGATGAAGAAGGTAATTTAACTGAACTAAACCAACGTAATAAAAATTGGGAGGAAGTTCAAAGGACATTCCCCACAAATGATACTTTAGACGTTTCATTATTTGATAACCAAAAATATAGCAATCAGAAAAATTTAGATGGAACTAAATTAATATTTGAAAGTGGATATTCATATTCTCCATTATTATACATTAGCGGAAGTGATACTATCTTGTATTTCCAATCAGATATTGGTAATATTTCTAAAGAATTAGAAGCTACCCATTCTATAGGTCTTATTACTAGTTCATTAGGGGGTTCACCAGATTATCCTTTGTTCACAACAGGGTCAGATAAAACTATATTTAATGTATTTACATTTTTAAATAGAAATATTAACTCAACAAATGATTATCATGGGGGTACGTTAAGCCCAAATACTTACCCATCATATTCAGTTCCAGAAACAGGATTATATGATATTACAGCAAGTGTTGGTTATGAAATTACTATGTCTGATGGAGGAAATGTTACTTGGTCTTTAGAGATAGTGAGTGGAAGTACAATCATAGCGAGTGGTAGTCAAGTTGTAATTATAGAAGACAAAGTTGAAGCAACTCAATTTACTGGAGGGGGTGTATTTTATCAAAATTATGGAGGTGGTAGTGAAACATTTACTTATCAAGGATATGCATACCAGTTAACCACAGACATAGTTAATTCAGTGGGTACAGTTATATTTCCTAAAGGACAAACAATTTATGGATATAATGTATTTGATACTGTAAACCCACCAAACCAAAATGATTGTAACAATTGTTTCCCATCTTTCTTAAACAGTATATCGTTATGGGGATTGCAAGAAAGTATAACAATGTGGAGAGATACAGGTCAATGTTTTGCAGGATTTGGCCAAACATTTCCTTGTGATTCTTATAGTTATTATGAATACTATGACACTTATAATTTGTATGAAATTCCTAACATATATAGTGTTGCTGAGTCTACAACTATTAATCTTAGTGTAACAACACAACAAAGTTTAAATAAAGATGCTAATATTGAATTTAGAATAAAACAAAAGAATTTATCTGCAACTAATTATACTGCTAGATTCAATACTAGAGGATCTTTACAAATAAAATCAGTATCAAATCAAATAAACCAACTACCTAGTGCAACTACTGGATCTACTGGATTTATTGATTCTGTACAACCCACATCAGGATCTGTTACTAGTAGTATTACTTTAAATAATCAATTAACTAGTTTTTTAGGATATACTTTTATTCCACTACCTCCAACTGGATCCGGAATACCCCAACATTCTTTATATCCTACTTATGGAGATGTAGATTATAAATTCGAATTAGGATACTATGATATGATAATTCACCATGATACTAGTGGATCAATATCTGAATATAGAATTTTAAATACTAAAGTAGTAAATTCTAAATTAGTAATAGATATCTCTCCAGCGTTTGATAATGATGATAAAGCAAGAGATTTTGAAGATCCAAGTAAATACTCAAAAATATTATTCTTAAAAAGATTAAAAGACGAAACAAATACAATTATAAACTTTATAAAACGTGATGGTAAAACATCATATGGTTTTATAATCCCTGATGATATACACCCAGACGTATTCGCAAACATCGACACAATTACTCGTGAAGTAAAAACAAAAATGATTGAAGGTGGTGGTATGGATGGTGGTACATTATAATAAAATTTAAAACTTGTATATTTATATACAGTAACTAATAAACTATGGCAATATTAAATCCTTCTTTTGTAACTGTCGATGCGGTTTTAACCAAAAAGGGCCGCGAACTGTTAGCTCGTAATGATGGCTCATTCCAGATTACACAATTTTCATTAGCAGATGATGAAGTTGATTATACTCTATATAACCCAACTCATCCATCAGGCTCAGCATATTATGGTGAAGCAATCGAAGCTATGCCTATCATTGAAGCTTTCCCAGATGAAGCTCAAATTATGCGATATAAGTTAGTAACTTTACCAAGAGGTACAAGCAAAATGCCTGTTATTTCTTTAGGTTCTTCTTCAATAATTTTGAAACAAGGTGCTTCTTTAAGTATTACTCCTCAAACATTAAATTATCTAGGTGCAAATAGTACTTTTGAAACTAATGGATATGTAATGAGTGTTGCTGATGTTCGTTTAGTTTCTACTTTTAGAGGTGCTGGTATTACTGGTGCTACTGTAGGTACTAACACATTAAATACAACAAGTGGTACTAAATTATCTAAAGCAGAAATTGGTACTTCATTCACATTAACTGGAACTACAATTAATACATTATTTGGTACTACTGCCACTTCATTAACTACTACAATTACTGTAACTGGTAGAGATAGTGGTTCTAGAATTACAGTTCCTTTAATCATTCAAAAAGTTAATTAATTAACATATGTCATTTAATAGATACAACACAGAAGATTCAGTAATAAGCTCAGAAACCGTAGTACGTGGTTTATGGAGTGGAGATAGTGCTACACTTTCAGCCGTAGCTACTTCATCAACTCAAGCAGCTGCTTCAAAATTTTATTTAGACGTATACAATGCAGGTGAAGTAGCATTTTCTATTGAATATGCACATATTTCTGGTTCAGGCTCAACTTATTTTAATTCAAGTGTAACTAGTTCTACTTCTACTAAAGTTGTATATGGACAATATAGAAACCTAATTTATGGTAGTGAAGAAGCAACTTTTCAAATTGGAGGTTCTACTGTAAGTCAATTTTATGTAATTAACGTAGCAAGATCTCGATACAAAGAATCTTTACATCCTGGTTCTTTAACCTTAGCATTAAGTGGAAGTTCTGGAATTATTTCTTTAACAGATAATAGCACTGTTTTAACTACTAGTCAATTTATTGATAGTAATAGATATTTTAATATTGTTAGTGGATCTGCAGGAACACCTGCTAATACAACAGTATATGGTCATATGTTCCCTGATTTAGGTTTAATCGTTCTGAATCCAGGTGCATTAACAGGATTTATGACAGCTCCTGCTGTAACAACAAACACTTACGAAAACAATAATGCTAAATTATATACTTCTATATTAGGTGCTACAACAGCTGGAAGATTATTTAGATTACAATCATCTGAAACTATTTCATCACGTTTCTTCTTTACAAGAATTAAGAACAGTGAATATAATTATACTTCGAATCCATCAATTATTGATAGTAAAGGCAATATTCTTTATACTACATTAATTGATAATCCACAAACTTATATCACAACTGTAGGGTTATATAACGATAATAATGAATTATTAGCAGTTGCTAAATTAAGCAAACCATTAGTAAAAGACTTTACTAAAGAAGCATTAATTCGTATTAAGTTAGACTACTAATATAAAAGAAATGTTATTAAATGGCATCATTCAAAAAACTGAGTACTCCAGACGTATTCGTTGTTCCGTATACAGCTAATAAAAACTGGGACCTTGATTTCGCTTGTGTTCCTCAGGATGGTGCTTACTTTACTATATTCAAGGGTAAAAATATAACTGGTAGTATTGATTTAGTTAATGGTCCTATAACTGAAGGTCAATATGAATCTTTAGTTTATCGCCAAATAAATCACTTATATTACCAATATCATTCTTCCAGCATTCTTAATTCTCATTCATTATTAGATTCATTATATTATGAGTCTTATATGACAGAATCTAGTACAATTTCTACTAGTTCTTATTTTGATTTTAATGAGAATCCATCATTTGTAAATAATTTTCCTACTTCATCTAACGATATTATTAGAGTAATGTCGTTTAATCAAAACATTTACGGTGAACAAATAAAACCTAATAACTTTATATTAACAGCAAGTGGTAGTTATCAACTAGCTGATGATGGATTAGGAAATATATATGATATCTCTTTTACAGGATATTATGTACAACCTGGCTATTATGCTCCTCCGGGATATATTGCTGAATTACAAAATAAAGTTCATGTAGGAAATATATTTTATTCTCAAGGTTTAGTAGTAATAACAAATCAAAACTATAAATGTTTTTTACCTACTCCCCCTAATGCTATAAATGATTATTTTAGAGTATTAAACGTACAGAGAGTTAAAAAATTAGATATTTTAGCTAATGACTATATTGATAGTTGTAATTCTACAGCTCTTGCTACTGGCTCAGTAGTCACATATCCTTATACAGGATATAGTTTTCCTGATGTTACTTTAATTACAGGTTCTCTTTTTGTAGATGAATGTGAAACTTTAGGAGTAACACCAGGTAATTATAAATTATATTATACTGTAAATGATAATACTTGTTTAAAAAGCAATACCGCTAGTATTGATTTAGAACTTTATAAATTACCTTTAGAAATATCCCAATCAGCATACCAATCAATTGTTTGTACTGGGGGAGTTTCTGCTGTGAATTTTTCAATAAATTATGGTGTTCCTCCTTATCAATATTCATTAGGTGGAGGAACTTACAACAATTTACCTAACTGTGATTGGTACCAACCAACAGCATCAATTAATGCTCCTATTGGTAATAATATTTTTTACGTAAAAGATAGTGAAGGAACAATAGTTTCTAAATCCTTTACTGTATCTGCAAATATATTCACTGTTACAACTAATAAAACTGATATAACTTGTGGTGGGGCGGGTGATGGAAAAATAGCAGTTACTGGATCTTCTACTTATGGAGCTCCATATTCTGCCTCTATAAATGGTGGATCTAGTTGGAATGGTTTTACTACTAATACTTTATTTTCAAACTTAACACCAGCTACTTATACAGTAACTGTAAAAGATAATTTATGTAGTACTTCATCTTTAGTTACTATTACTCAACCAACCCCAATATCAGTTACTATTAATTCAACAACATCAGATTGTCCTGAACCAGGTCAAGATGTTGGATCTATTAGTATAACTGTTTCTGGAGGTACATCTCCTTATACTTATTCTTGGGTTACAGGTTCTACTCAAGTAAGAACCGTAGAAGATCCAACAGGTTTACCTGCGGGTTCATATACAGTAACTGTAACTGATGCTAATAATTGTACTGCTACAGGTAGTGCTACAATTAGTTCTACTAATCTTATTTCTATAGTATTAACTCCAACGGGTGAAACTTGTGGAAATGGAGCAGGCTCTATTAGTGCCACAGTAACAGGTGGAAGTGGTAATGGATTTACTTATTCTTGGAATACAAACCCAATTAGAACAACAAAAGATATTAGTGGGTTAGGAAGCGGTACTTATACTTTAACTGTAACTGATACAGGTACAGGATGTACATCTTCTGGAAGTGCAACAGTTACATCAACACCAGGAATATCTTCAGTAAGTGCTTCTGTTACTTATAATCAATGTGATAGTAGTTTAGTAATTACAGCTACTGGAGGAACAGCACCTTATACATTTGTAGCAGTAAATGGAGGAACTACAAGATCAGTAGGTCCTACTACTAGCCCAGGTACTATTGTTTTAAATAGTGGATTAGCTGGTGGTACATGGAATATTACAGTAGCAGATGCTAATGGATGTACAGCAACAACAACTAGAGCAGTAAGAGCTAGAGAATATAGATACACAGATCCAGTTTGTCAAGAATTAAATGCTGTTATTTTAATTGATGAATCTAAGGGAGTTGGAACTAATCTTAAAGTTAAAGGAAGTGGTCAAGATATAACTACATTATTCTCAACAGCAGCAAATTATATCCAAATGCATAATGGAACTTCATATTCTTTTGAAGCACCTTTATATCCACCAGCAGATCCAGGATGGGTTGGAAATTATGCTTCTGCTTCTCATACAATGTCTGTTTATACTACAGGTTCATTAACATTTACAACTTCTAGTATTGAAACAGGAAGTGCTTATTGGCCATTCTATAGTTTAACAGGAAATTCAAGTAGATATTATTTAATTAAAGCAGAAGCTAATTTAGTAGTTGCTCCGAGCCCAAGTCCGTCTCCGAGCCCAAGTCCGTCTCCGAGTCCGAGCCCGTCTCCGAGCCCAAGTCCTTCTCCAAGTCCGACATGTGTAACATCAGTAAATTTTGAAGTTAACACTGCGGGTAACGTTAGTTATTTGGATTGTTGTGAACAAGCCGTAGTTGGATTTTATGGTATTGGGCCACAAGTTATTAATGGTTGTATTAAAAATGGCACATTGGCTGGTGCTGGTGCTACTATATCAGATATTTCATATAATAGTACTTCTTGTAATTGTAGCCCGAGCCCGTCTCCGAGTCCATCTCCGAGCCCAAGCCCAAGTCCTTCTCCAAGTCCGAGCCCGTCTCCAAACCCGGCCCCAGTATATTATTATATTTTAAATAAATGTGATAATTCAGGTACAGTAATTGGTAGAAGTTCTAGTAATGCTTTATTAAGTGAAATTAATTTAGTTTATGTACTCACTGGTACTACATGTGCTACTCTTAGTAGTTTTGATAATGACAATAACGGTACTTTTGATTATGCCTTAGATGGTTTAACTCCATTATCAGATTGTAATGCTTCAGCTTGCCAATCAGGAGGTTCAGGTAGCCCAGGAGGGGGAGGTAGCCCAGGAGGAATAGGTGGACCACCTCCAGAAAGCCCACCAAGTCCTCCAAGTGGTGGTGGTGGAGGTGATGATGAATTGACACCAGGATAAACAAAATAAATATTTATAATTAATGATAAGAAGATCAGGAAATAAGATTTATACAAAGGTAACACAATACTTTACAGATGACAGTTCAGCTGTGGGGTATAGTCATTCTCTTACTTCCCCAACTGAAAGTTTTTGTGGAACTAATTTCTTTTATGAACAACGCTTAACCAGTAGTTTAGCTAATGGTAAATGGAGAGATTGTTTATATGGTCCTTTTACTTTCTGTTCTGGTTCTACTTCTAGCAGTGCTTGTGAAAGTGGAAACTGTAATCAATTTTATTTAGATACAGCAACTATTAATATAGATCCTACAGGTGTTATGTTAGATGAAACTTCTAATGTAACCTTATATACTGGTTCTCGTATGTATTTGTCTTCAAGCTTAGAATTAGCCCCAGATGCATATTATGCTTCTGGTAGTATTTGGTATCAAGTAGGAACAGGAAATGCTTATGGATATAATGCAGGTACTATAATTATTAGTGGAAGTTGCCCTCCACCACCTTCAACTCCTACAGCTACATTTGATTATAGTAGTGGTACTAATACAAGTAGTTCAGGAACAGGACTTACTACAATTAATCCAACAATAACAATTACAAACGGCCCTGTAACAATTAGATTAAGAATTACAGTAACAACAGGATTTAGAGGAAATACAACATTAATAATACCAGGATATGGAAGTTTCTCACCTACACCACAACCAGAAGGTGCTGGTGATAGTACATTCCTTGATATTACTTTAGTTACAGGAATTTACTATTGTACTTGGGAAATAAATGCAATATCTCAAGGTGAGTTTACACTTGCACAATCAACATTAATTCAAATATAATTTATTTCTAAATAAATAATTATGGCAGTTTATACAGGATCGTTTAATATTAATTTTAGAAATGAACATACAGTTTACGAAAATTTTGTAAAATGTACTGTTGAGGAAAGTGAATATAATTTATCTTATAATCCTACTTTGCTATCTGATAAAACTAACGTATCATCATCATTGGCTGGTTTTACAACAGGTTCTGATTTTAAACCATATGTTACAACATTAGGTTTATATAATGAACAAAATGAACTTTTAATGGTTGCAAAATTTGGAAAACCAATCCCCATTTCATCAGAAACAGATATGACGTTTTTGGTGAAATACGACACATAAAATAAAATATAGTTATGGTACAAGTTATGGAACCTGTTACACAGGTTGAGGATCTAATCAATGATCCTAATTTTGATCCCTCTGAATATTATGGATATGTTTATTGTACTTTAGATACAACAACAGGCAAACAATATATTGGTAAAAAAGCATTCTTTCATAAACAAAATAAAAAATTAGGAAAGAAAGAATTAGCAACACTACCCGTGGCTCGCGGTAAAAAACCAAGCAAAAAACTAGTCATATCAGAAAGTGACTGGAAGACCTACTATGGTTCTTCTCTTGAAGTAAAGAAATTACCAAAAGAAAATCTAAAGCGATATGTGTACAAATTGTGCAAAACAAGTAAACAACTAACATATTGGGAAACAAAATATCTATTTCAACATAATGTGTTGGAAGATGATCGTTATTTAAATGATAACATTTTAGGTAAATTTTTCCGCAAAGACTTGTTTGAGGCAGAATAAGATCGTATATTCATGCTTATATGGTTGAAAATGCAGCATTATTAGTTCTAGTCGAATCAGTACTAGGCAAAGGGCAAGTCACAAGTAAGGGCAATTATGCTTTTAAATGCCCATTCTGTTCGCACCACAAAAACAAATTAGAAGTTAGTTTACGTACTACTGCTAAAAAAGAAAATTTTTGGCATTGTTGGGTTTGTGATGCGAAGGGTAAAACTATACGTGCTTTATTCAAACAAGCTCAAGCAACACCAGATAAATTTAAAGACTTAAGTTTACTCATTCAACCTACTGCTTTCAATACAAACGATGTTTCTAATGAAGTAATCGTTTTACCCGCAGAATTCATATCAGTAAGCAACCCAATACCTCATATAATGACCGATAAAGGTCTTGACAGAATAGCTCAAATCGAAGCAAAACATGCTTTCAGGTTTTTGACTAAGAGAGGTATTACTATGGATGATATGATTAAATATAATATTGGTTTCTGTAAAGAAGGACCATATGCTGGACGAGTTATTATTCCTTCTTATGATGCTAATGGTATGTTGAATTATTTTGTAGCTCGCGCTTATAAAGATTCAGATCGTAAATACAAAAATCCACCTGTAGCTTCTAAAGAAATTATAGGTTTAGAGTTATATATAAATTGGAATGCACCAATCATACTATGTGAAGGTATGTTTGATGCAATTACAATTAAACGCAATTGCATTCCATTACTTGGAAAGGTATTACATAACAAGTTAATGGAAAAAATAGTAAAATCAAATGTTGATCGAATTTACATCGCATTAGATAATGATGCCAAAAAAGACGCCTTAAAACACGCTGAGAAATTAATGTCGTATGGTAAGGAAGTTTATATGGTTGAATTAGATGGTAAAGATGCAAATGAAATTGGCTTTGATTCATTTCTAACTACTCTTGAGAAAACAGAACCTCTGAATCTTCAGAGTTTACTTAAGAAAAAACTACAATTAATATGATTGACAAAAATGTAAATATTATCAAAGATCCAAAGATCAAGCGTATTGTTGAATACAGCAATGATAATAAACAAGTAAATGTATTAGATCAAAGATTCTACAGAAGAGATGGTAAATACTATCCTTCAGTGTCTAGTATTTTGAATTATTTTCCTAAGAATCAATTCTTTCATTCTTGGTTAAAGGATGTAGGACATAACAGTGATATCATTGCTCAAAAAGCAGCAGGTGAAGGTACTCAAGTACACAATGCTGTTGAAGCATTTTTGAATGGGGAAGAAATTAATTGGATTGATGAATATGGTAATGCTAAGTATAACTTAGACGTTTGGAGAATGATTCTTAAATTTGCAGATTTTTGGAACACACATAAACCAGAATTAATTGCAACAGAATACCATTTATTTTCAGACGAACATGAATATGCAGGTACTGCGGATTTAGTTGTTCGTTTATTTGATAATATATGGTTACTAGATCTTAAGACATCAAACAGTTTACACACATCATATGATTTACAATTAGCCGCTTATGCTCAAGCTTGGAATGAAACTCATAATGAAAAAGTAACTCATACAGGTATTTTATGGGTTAAAGCAAATACACGTGGTGAAGGTAAAGGTGATAAAATTCAAGGTAAAGGTTGGGAATTAAAAGTTGTAAGTGATATTGAATCTAACTTTAAAATGTTTAAAAATATCCAAGAAATATACAAATTAGAAAATCCAAATTCTAAACCTATGACTGAATTATTACCAACATCAGTTAAAATTTCTTAGAAATATTTATTTATGTGAATAATAATCAATTTACTATTGTAATTCCTTGTAAAAACGAAAGTATTAATATATACGATTGTTTAGGATTTATATGCAAGCAAAAAAACATTGCAGGAACTAAAGTAATAATTGCGGATAATTCTGATGATAAAGAATCATTAGAATGGTTATATAGAGCACAAATTGATTATAAGCATTCTCTTAACATAGAAGTAATTAAAGGGGGGTATCCATCTAAAGCGCGTCTTGAAGGCTCGAAATTAGTTGATACCCCCTATATTTTATTTATAGATGCTGATATAATGTTACTTGATAAAACAGTTTTAGATATTATATCTGATTTTAAAGGAGATTTATTAACAGTACCATTCCAAACTGAAAAGGGGTGGAATTGGGTTTTTCGATTATTTGATTTATTTCAACTATTAAGTATAAAATTAGGAACACCATTTGCAGTAGGTGGTTTTCAATACTGGAATACTAAAAAATATTGGGAATTAGGTGGATACAAAGAAGACGAATTATTCGCAGAAGATTATTCATTATCATCTAAAGTAAAATCTAATAAATTTTGGATCCATAAATCAAATGGAATATTTACCTCAGCACGAAGATTTAAAAATAAGGGAGTTAGTTATATGTTTTGGATTATGATTAAAAGCTATATTAATCGAAACAACCCAGAATTTTTTAAACACCATCACGATTATTGGAAATGAAATATCAAGCAATTATAGTATCGGATTTACATCTAGGAACTAAAGATTCTAAAGCAGAAGAATTTATAGAATTTTTAGAAAAACATCCAACACCTTTATTAATCCTTAATGGGGATATAGTAGATGGATGGGCAATAAACAGAGGTTCTAAATGGAAAAAACACCATACTAAAGTTATTTCAAAACTATTAAAATTATCTAATAAAACCCAGATAATCTGGATTAGAGGAAATCATGACGAATTTATACAAGAATTTATTGGAATGCACTTCGGCGGCATTGAAATTAGAGAAGATTATGTATTCAATACAAAAGTTTGGGTTGAAAATGATGTATATAGGAATGAAAATTATTATATTTTTCACGGAGATGTTGTGGATGTTTTTATAACAAAATATAAATGGTTAGCTAAAATAGGGGCAGTTGGGTATGATTTTGCATTATGGTTAAATAGAGTATATAATAATTACCGCAAATGGAGAAAATTACCTTATCAATCTATATCACAAAAGATCAAGGGTGGAGTTAAAGCTGCTACAAACTATATTAATGATTTTGAAACCACAGCACTATCCATGGCTCATAAAAAAGGTTGTAATGGTGTAATTTGTGGTCATATTCATCAACCTGAGGATAGAATTATTAATGGTAAACGTTACTTAAATAGTGGCGATTGGATTGAAAATATGAGTGCTATATTGATTGATAATAATGGTAATGTAACTTTACATAAGTAATTAATAAATTAATATTTATAGGTGGCTTGGTTTATCCAGGTCACCTATTTACATTTAGTATATGATCAAACTAATTGACTTATTAATGGAAGCAGCAATGCCTCAAAATAAAATGATAATCATGGCGGGAGGCGCCGGAGCTGGGAAGTCTACTTTAATAAATAAAATTAAAGGTGTAACACCTGGATTTGAAATAATCAACCCAGATAAGTATATTGAAGATAAATCAAGTGAAATGTTCAACAATCTTACAGCGGCTTCTGCTCAAGTAGATGATGTTGACGTACCTAATGCACTTTCATCAGGTAAGGCGTTTATTTGGGATACTACCGCGTCTAACGCAGCTAAATTAATCGGTGGTCTATATAAAAGAAAAGAAGTACCAGGTTTATTAAATACCGCGTCTAATTATGATACATTAATGATTATGGTGTATGCTCACCCCATTGTATCATTTTTAAGGAACTTTAAACGTGAACGTAGAGTGCCTAAAGTTGGTGTTATCCAAACATGGAATAGTGTTTATGGAAATATAGATACTTATAAAAGTAAATTAGGAGATAATTTTGTATTATATCAAGCTCCTGATCAAGAGTATCAAAAAGAAATTAATGGGTTTAATCAAGCCGTTCAACAAGGTAAATTATTTGATTGGTTAGAACAATTAACCCAAACAAACCCAGAACAGTTTATATCAACTTTTCGTAAAACTCAAGATGAACCTTTATCACCTGATGAGCAGGCTAAAAAGGATAAAGCGTCAGAAAAATCAAGAGAAAACTATAAAAAACAAGTAGAGCAGTTAGAACGCGAATTCATTAATATTGATAAAAAAATCAAAGAATCCGTTTTATCTGAATCAGAAATTATATCTAAAGTAAAATCATTTGTGCAGTAATGAATTTAGGACAACACATAGCAAAACAATTATTAGAGGAAAAACAATACGTTATTGGTGTATTCCCAGGTGCATTTAAACCACCACATAAAGGTCATTTTAATGTTGTTAAGCGTTTATCAGATATGTGTGATGAAGTTCAAGTCTTTATCTCTCCTAAAACTCGTGAAGGAATCACAGCTGATGAAAGTTATAGAGTATGGGAATTATATAAAACATTATTACCAGGAAATGTTAATTTTTTAGTTGTGGATGAAAATCCTGTTAGAGAAACCTATGATATAATAACATCAAACCCAGAAGCTAAAATTATAGCAGCATTTGGTAAAGATGAATTTACTCGTTTTAATTCTATTCTTTCAAATGAAAAATATAGAAATGCTGAGTTATTTAATGCAGGAACATTTGATAATATAAGTGCTACTAATTTTAGAATAGCAATTAAATCTAAAAAAGAAGACTTAATTAAAAAATTCTTACCAGATGGCATTGATGTGAAGCAATTCATGGATGCTGCTGGTTATACAATGGGCGACACGGAAAAAGAAGAGTTAAAAGAAGGCCAAGAAAACTTGTCTTTATTAAAGGAGTTCATTAGATTTACCCTACGTGAATTGGGTATTGAGGGGGGAGGGGGAAAAATCGTGATAAGTAGGGATACGGAGAAAGCGAGAGAAATGAGGTCAATGGGGTTATATAGTCCACAAGACGACAAGATTTGGATTTATACGGGTAACCGTAATATGGCTGATATTTGCCGAACTGTTTCTCATGAATTGGTACACTTATCACAAAAACAAAAAGGCCAAGCTTTAGACGGAACTACAGGTTCTGATACTGAAAATGAAGCAAATTCTAAAGCAGGGCAAATAATGAGAAAATTTGCACAAATTAATCCTATGATATTCGAAGCACAAGACTCACCACAATATAGAATCTATTGCGATATGGATGGTGTTATTGTTGACTTTGAAGGTGCCTATGAAAACTTAACAGGTAAAAATATTAGAGGAAATCATGTTAAGGGTGATGCTGATTTTTGGCAACCAATAACTGATGCTGGTGAATCATTTTGGACTGAAATGGAGTGGATGGAAGATGGTCAAGAACTATGGAATTACATTAAACCATATTCTCCTAAATTACTTTCAGCTCCTTCAAGACAAGAATCTTCAAGAACAGGAAAACAAAAATGGGTAGAACAAAATCTCCCAGGTACAGTATTACTTCTTAAATCAGCAGAGTATAAACAATTTTATGCGTCTCCTAAATCAATATTGATTGATGATAGAGCAGATAATATTCAAAGATGGAAGGATGCAGGTGGTGTAGGTGTATTACATACTTCAGCTGCTGATACAATTCAACAATTAAAAGAATTAGGTTTATGATGAATGAAAGTGTTTTGAAAAAAGAGTTTCGAGAAAAAGATGTACAGAGAGTAAGAAATATAGTAAATAAAAAATACGGAGATAAGATCTCAACTCAAGTAGGTTATACTAAAGAAAATATTGATCGTAAAGAAGGCGATATTTGGGAAGAAAATGGGAAAAATTGGACCATTAAAAATGGTATCAAGATGACCATATCCAAATTAGATTTAGTTAAGAAAGCCCTTCAAATTCCTCTTACATGTCCTAAGTGCGGTAAAGCAATGAAGAAAAAAGTATTGGATACTAAAATGTATGCAATACATAAAGAATGCTTTGATTGTGTTATTACAAGAGAAACTAAATTACGTTTAGATGGTCAATACGAAGCATATGTTCAAGACATGGTTCAACGTAACGCTAAAGGATTTATTGGTGATCTTGAACAAATATTACAAGATTTAATTAATGATGTACACCCAGAACAAATTGTTACTGAGAATGGTGAAATGGAACAATGGTCTGGTGGGAATAATAGCGAATTAGTTAAAGAGTTCCAAGAGTATATTGAAAAAGTAAAATCAATAACCCAATCGTAATATTTATTGCTATCAATAACTCAAATATAAGTACACATAATGGAGAATATCTATTCAGTATTAATAACAGCAATTACAGTTTTAGGAGGTACTACAGCATTTCGCTATTATGAAAAACGTGCTATAAAGAAAGAACGTGATGATGATTTTATCAAACATGATTGTAAAGATAGAATATCTAAACTAGAAGCATTGTTAGAAAAATCATCTCAAGAAAAAGATGAAATGCGTAAACAAATCTTAGATTTAGTAGCTGAAGTAGCAGCACTACGTACCGAAATTAAGTACCTAACTGATAAACGTATTGGAAGTATATGATAAATTTACAAGAAGAACAAGATTGTGGCTGCAATGGCCCTCAAATAATATCTGAAGGTAAAGAATCAATATTGTTATCTGAAGGTATGAAATACCATATAACTGAAGGTAGACAGTTAATTCATAATATCTACCGTCCCCTATCAAATAATTATTTTGCTTTATTTCGTGAAGCACGTGAATTATATAATAAAGGTATATTATCTGTAACTGAAGATGATGCTGAATTGTTAGAATCTAATATTGGTGAAATTGATAATTATAATGGATTCAATGTTCCTTTAGATTACCCAATCAGTTTAGAAGAAATTATAAACGAAGTAGATAAAAAGAAAACACCTCCTATTGGTAAACCAAAACGTGGTGGTTCTAAAAAGTTTTATGTATATGTTCGTAAACCGGGTGGGGGTATTAAAAAAGTATCATTTGGTGATACTACAGGATTAAGAGCTAAATTAAATAATCCAAAAGCCCGTAAAGCATTTGCAGCTCGCCATAAATGCGCTCAGAAAAAAGATAGAACAAAAGCATCATATTGGTCATGTCGTTTACCAAGATATGCTAAATTATTAGGCTTTAAAACATCATTTGGTGGATTTTGGTAATGATTAAATTATTCGACATATTAAAAGAAATTACAGATTCTGTTCAATATAGCAATCCTAATTTTGAAAAAGAATGGATGGAAGCAAAACGCTATCCTGAATTTAAAAAATTAGGTAAAGCTAAATGGGTAGAATTAGCTAAGACTGGTAAACCTGTTAATTTAACTTCTGCAAAGGATATAAATAATACTAACGCAGATGAACCAAGTACTTTTAAAACTTTAAACCCAGAAAAACAAAAAAGAGCATTAGCTCAAATTGAAGCAGGCAATGTAGAAATGCCAATTGTTGCTTTATATTCAGATGGATACAAAGAATTGATTGGTGGTAATACTAGACTTACAGCATTGATGCTACAAAAGGGTAAAGCTACTATATGGCAGTTTAAAGTACCAGATGAAATATTGTTATGAGTCATCCTTATACTGATTTAGAGATAACAAAAGAATATGTTATTAGAGAGTTCGATGAAAATATAGATCCCATCGAACTTCTTTGGCATCGTGATAATGAAGACCGTCTTATTGAACCCACACAACCCACAGATTGGTTTATACAACTTGAAGACGAATTACCAACACTTATAAATAAATCGATATTTATACCAAAACATACCTGGCATCGCACTATTAAAGGCAATGGCTCGTTGGTAATCAAAATTCAAAAATTGTGATTAAATTACAAGAAATACTAGACCAGATCATTGTAGAAAAGCTTTGCAAAAAAGGTAAAACTTATTATGATCGTCGCAGAGCTGCTGGTGAAAAACCATCAGCTTATCTTTCTGGTCGTGCTGTTAAGGTATGTAAAGGATTAATGGAAGAAGATGATTTAGATTTACATGAATCTCTTCGTGATTGGTTTAAAAAAGAAGATTGGGTTCGTATTGATACACAAGGTAACATAACTGGTCCTTGTGGTACAATGAAAAAAGATAAAGCAACAACTCGTTGTTTACCTCGTGCTAAGGCAAATCGTTTAACTAAAGCTGAACGCGCTGCTACATCACGTAAAAAAGTAGCTGGGTCTAAAAAAGGTAAGCAATTTGTATCTAATACAGATAAAGCAAAAGTAAAGTTTAATAAATAATGAGAGCAATTGACAAATTCATAATTCACGTAACACACAATTTATTTTCCCTTAATGAATACTCAGAAGGTGAGATTAATAAATTGATGACTAAATTTAAAGAAGAAGCTGATGATTTAAATATTGAAATTGCTGATGATAAATTAAAAGCATATATTGAACGTTTTGATTCTTTAAAAAATTCACCTAAAGTTACTGAAAAAGATTTACGTAAATATAGTTTATCTAAATTAATAAAATTAGTAACTTCAACTAAAGGTGTTGAAGAACCTGAAGAAGAAGTTGACATTACTCCAGATGTGGTTTATGACCAGAATGGTTTAATTATATATAATGGTTCTAAAGAAGAAAACTGTTTAAATTTCGGTAGAGGTGAATCTTGGTGTATTACCAGAGGTTCATTTGGTAACTATCGTTATGATGATAATAGAAAAAACCCAACATTTTATTTAGTAAAAGATACAAATTTACCTAATAGCGATCGTAAGAGTTTCTTTGTTGTGGTTGTTGGTAAAGATGACACTTATAAAGCATCAGACAGATCAAATAATGATGTTGGTGGTAGAGCTACAGAATGGGATAGATGGGAACCATGGAGCTTTATTGAACAAAATTTCCCTTCAGTTACTGGTTTAAGAAGTGTATTCAAATATATTCCTTTATCTAACAAAGAAAAAATAAATCAATTATATAAAAATAATCCCATTGGTGTTAGAGAGTGGGCTAAACTTCCTTTTAAAGCTAAAGAACAATATTTAGTTGTTAGAAAAGGTAGAGAATTATTCCAAGATATTAGTAATGATACTTTTGTAGAAAAATACTTACCAAAATATCCACAAATTGCTAATACTATTGCTACTAATTTTGGTATTTTAAATAGTATAACTTTAGTTAAAAATTTAGATAAATTCTCAAATGGAGATACAAGATCAATCATAGCAAATATGAGAGATAAAATAGAGTTGAAATATCTAACTCTAGATTCTATTTCATTTGAAATTAAGAAATTTTTAGTTAAATTTGATAAATGGGATGTTCCTAAAAATGAAAGGATATATGTTACCAAAGATAATGAAAGTATTATTAAATTAACTTTTGGTGAAGACATTAAAGTAGGATTATATACTGAAGATGATGATTATCCTAATATTAAATTAAATAAACGTACATCACGTTACTTATTAGACTACCCAGATTTAGATAAGATTCCTTTTAAAAATTTAATAACATTAGTTTCTAATGAAGTAATTGATAAAAGTGTATTAGATAACGTAATCGAAAAAGCAAAAACAGACAGCAACTCAGCTATTATTGCTAAAGATATTAATAACAAAACAATATTAATTGATTCTAATTCATTTGTATCTTATAAAATAGACGGTGATAAAGTTTCTAAAGTACCATTCGATGATGAAGAGGTACAAGAAGTATTTACACAACAAAAAGATAATGAAGGATTCCAAAAGAATGCAT